GTCGTGCCATCATTCCAAATAAATAACTCAATTTTACTACCAACTTGTCCGACTTCATTGACCGTAATAAAATACGGACTTCTTATATTTAATATTTTCATTTTAACGAATTTACCATTAATTTTTCTACATCCAATGCAAAGGCTTTCTCTAATTCCACATCGATATATTTTTTAAATCCTTCCTCAAAAGGTCGTGTAAAAAACAAACTTGGTTTAATTCCGTGAAGGAATATCTTTTTAGCAATTGCGAATTTCAAACCCTCTCGACTCACAAATTTTCCTTGTGCATTTCTTGGTGCAATTCCTTTTTTGACTACCCATTTATCGAATGCCTTGGGTGGTGGCATTTTATCTTTATAACTAAAAGGTGTATTAAATTTTGTCTTAACACCTGAAACTCCTTTGTCTTGAAATTGCCCATACATTGGCATCGTAAAGCCCAATTGAAAACTATTTTTACTTACTTTTACAATGCTATTATCTAATGATTTCGATAGCGTGCCAAAAGTATTTTTAGACAATAGATTTTGTTTGGCATTACTCACCACATAGTCCCGAAAATCGCTCAGACTTTTGTATGTTTGTTCGGGTACCATTATCTTATTGGCATTTCGTTTGGAATCAACACATCGAAAGTAACAACGCACCCAGCCACTTTGTCTTCAAATCTATCCGTAAATAACTCATAACTATCAGACCCATCTACTAATTGGTATAAATCAGCGTGTAAATTACCCCTTTTTGCAAGTTCAATCATCCTTAAATTTACAAATGATTGCGTGTTCTTGACGTACTCTTCATTCGATTCGTCTTCTTTAACCAAATCCATAGAAATAACACTAATATTATAGCTTATTGCATACCCTATAGGTCTAAATGAATTAACCATTATGTGAGATAGCGGGTATATTTGCTGTTTATTGGTAGCGATTTTGTAAATATCGCCACGTGTAACTGCCTTACAAAACGGATCCTGCAACAATTGAGCTTCAATTTTATCTAAAACATTTATGTATCCTATCATTTCTTAATCATTTTCATTTCTAAATCAGTTTTTTGTTTCTCGAAAGTAAGGAAGGTTAAAGCCGTAAAAAGTTGAAGTCTTCCGACTGCCTCAAAGTTTCGCACATCTCCTCTAGCAAGTGCATAGTAGCTACTATACCATCCCCACCGTTTTCCAAACTGTGATTGTTCACTATATTCATTTCCGCTTTGTGTTTCTCCAAATAATTCATCGAACTTTTTAATAACTCGTTCGTTAAATTGTAAAAAAAAACAATCGAACCAAGTACAGCGTCAAGTGGTGCGTTTTTCATTATCTCTGAATATTCAGCAGTATTTTTGTAGGGTTCAATACTGTATTTATCAGATAGCTTTTCTGTAATAGGTCTAAACATAACAGCCATTGCCTTGTGCATATTACTAAAGTCGTTTATGTAGGTTGTTATATCAACATATTCATCTAAGGTAATGTTTTCTAAGTTCGGAATGAAACCAAACTCAGTTGGTCCAATTTTAAAACGTTGTATAAATTTATGTTCTTTTGCGAACATCGAAATAATGTTGGTAGTAATTTCTTCAACATTATTAAATTTCATTTGTGCAACATCTTTTGGGTTAACATTGCAAAATATCTGTATCATTTTTTGTTGCAAAAGTTCGTCATTTGCAATATCTAAGAATTTTTGATACTGCAAAAGTTTGATTTCTTTTAGCTCAGTTGGTATGTTTATTTCTAACTTCATACCTTGTAAACGTAAAAGTTTTATTTTGTTTTACCCGTCAAAAGGAAAAAAATATGTTTCAACGCTTTTGTGTATCCAACTTCCTGCTCAGATACATTTTTTAAAGAATCGTATTTTAATAGCGACGCTTCAACTTTCTTTATTATTTCTTTTCTTTTCATAATTTTTATTTATTAATACACAAAATATTTGCCTTTGTTTGGATTGTCCAAGTGGAATATCACGTTGTAGCGGATCGCGTCTATTATATGATTGTAGTCATCAATATAAAGTTTTGAGGTCTTATTTAGGTAACAATAGTTATTAAATTCCTTTGCGATGTTTGAGCTGTTTGGTTCTACGATTATTTGGTAATCCTGCATCCTAACTATACCGCTTTCAATCGTTCCCTTCTTAACCGCTTGTATATTTATCCCTGTAAATTTCAAGTCATCAATCAATCTCGGCTCTGCGCTATCTGCAATTATAAGTCCGTTGTTTGTTTTTGCTTTTATAAAATCTGCTAATACGTGGGTCTTTAGTCCACGTTCGTAAATATGTTCTTTAACATAAATAATCTTTTTAGTTTTGTCGATTGCAACCTCAGCCAACGCATCGGGGTCAATACTAAATCCAAAATCCATTCCAAAACTAGTCTGCAATTGGTCGGGATTAAATTCGCCAAATTTCCAATTAGTAAACACAACTCCTTCGGCTTTGTCTAGCCAACCGCCCAAAATAACGTGCTTATATTTTGATGGGTTGTTTTCTTTTACTCTTTCTATTTCCTGTAAAAAGGATTCGTCAAGATTTTCTTTGTTGTCTAAATAGGTTGTGTGAATGTAGGTAGTGTTGTTTTTAACACCGTTAAACCCCTCTTCTACTCCAGCCTGTTCAAAGAATTTCTTGTAAATCCAATGCTCTTTTGTCGATGGGTTTAGTATTAAAATAACTCGGTTTTGTTTTCCTTTTTGTCTAATTGAAAAGTTAATCTTATCGAAAATACTTTCGTCAATCAACTCTTCGGCTTCATCCAAAATCCAGCAAGTTACTCCTTGTAATGATTTTAAATTAGCTGTTTGATCACCGCTCGAAGTTTTAATTCCTTTGAAAATTATTTCACTTCCTGATTGCGTATTTACTATTTCGCTTTTACGAACTTCAAAAGCGTGATTCAAATTTAGTAAATCAATCTTTTCTTGAAACTCTGGAATGATTGACAAGTGCGCGCTGGTCATTGTTTGCCTTGTAAACAAAATCTTATGCCCAGCTTCAAACGATAAAAGGCTGGCGAATCTGCCAACCTCGAAAGATTTACCCGACCCCCTGCCTCCTGTTAAGACAAAATATCGGGTTTTATTTCCTAAACTATTCCAATGTTTCGGATGTTTCGTTATCATAAAGTTTCGTTATATCGAAGTTTGAAACTTCGACTTTTTGGTCAATAGTTTGTTTAGGCATACCAAAATTATACTGAAAAAATAATTTAACCGCCCAATCTTTACCATCGTTTAGAGCATCCGTAAGAGCTTTAAATGCTATAGGCTCTAATGGCGTTAACTTTTCAATTAAACTTCGCTCCTCAGCCTTGCTTTTACGTCCTGCGCCCTCTCTTACTCCTCCTCTTTCCTTTTCCATATTGAAAAAATTTGATTATTCAATTACCTACAATCTCCAATTTTAGGTACACTTCCATAATAGTTTCTACGATCTGACAATCCTGTACAATCGTTAACAGTCCAAACGAATCCTTTAATACCACCGTTAAGAATAATTATAGGTGCCGTTTGAACAACTCTGTTACAATTGCAATCTTTTTTTACCTCAACTGGCTCTACTGTGCAACTTGCAAATAATGCAATTGCTAGAATGCTAAATGTTTTTTTCATTTTCTATTATTATTAAATAATTATGTGGAACGACTGCCACCGTTTTATTGTCTTTTGTGAAAAAATAAGACTTCTCTATCAACTCCGAAGTAAACAAATCAAATTCAAACGATGTTACTAAATAATCATTGTGATATATTAACGCTTTTCTCATATTCCTTTATTTTTTGCTCACAATTCTTAACTGTATTATAAATCGAATTAAACCCTATTCCTGTTTCCCTTGCGATTCTACGCATAGAATAACCGCTTTTAACTAACAAAAATAGTTTTCTGTCATACCAATACCAATTATCAATAAACTCTAAAATATAGCCTTTATATTGCGTTTCGATATATTCGTTTTCAAAGATAACAATATTTTCATCTAGTTCTGATATTTGATGTTTATTTTTTTGCCTTTGTAGGTTTACAGTTAGGCTTCTAAGTAACGACCAAAAGTAACTATCGTTTACATTTTCTTTTTTGTCAATGTAGATATAAGCTTCCA